GATAAACGGCGGTACTGATGCAGCTACTTTTGCGCTTGACCTCCTTGTTGATTCGGATTTTTATTTTAGAGATACCCGCATTGCTTGGAAGGCTATTGCCGCGGTAAGCCAATCAAGCAATCCCATAGACCTGATAACCGTTACGGATTACATCGATTCACATGGGTTAAATCTTGAGTTTCATGCTGTAGCTGCCATGTGTAGCGAAACCCCAAGCCAAGCAAACTTAAAGCGTTATTCAGAGCTGGTAAAGCAGTCATCCGTTTTAAGGTCTGCGTATACCGCTTGCCTAAACGCCGCGGAGCAAATTAACGAAAACGGAGATCCAGACGAAAGAATATCAAGCGCGATGCAGACGCTTTCAACTATCGGCCAAAGCTCTGCCACTGGCAACGATGCAGTTTGCGCTTCTGATGTGCTTGGTGAAGTTTTAGAAGATATGAACGCGGCCATGATGAATGGCTGCAAAGTTAACGGCTATAAAACTGGTTTTGAAAACCTAGACAGAATTATTCCAGCGCTTGAGCCTGGAGATTTTATGATTCTTGCCGCAAGGCCATCAATGGGAAAAACCACACTTGCAATGAATATTGCCGAGAACATTGCCTACTTAAACGAAAAGCGCGGCAGAGTTTTGTTCTTCTCGCTTGAGATGCCAAAGAAGCAACTAATGCAGCGTTCAATGTCTCGGCTTGGCGCTGTCCCTGCCGCGGCCATAAGGAATGGCTCTGCGCTGACAGATGATAAAATGGCTGGAGGGATTTCTGAAGCGATGCGTGTGATTACTGCCAATGCTGGAAACTTTCTGATTGACGACCGCGGCGGATTGCATATCTCGCAAATGAGAGCAAAGGCAAAGCGAGTAAAAATGAAGTATGGAGAAATCGCTTTAATTTTGGTTGATTACATTCAGATAGCCAAGGGCGATGGAGAAAACCAAAATATCAAAGTTGGCTCTATCTCGTCTGGCTTAAAAGAGATGGCAAAAGAAATCGGATGCGCAGTAATTGCTCTATCTCAACTGAAGCGGATTAAGGGCGGAAAGCCAACGCTTGAGGATTTGCGAGATTCTGGCAGTCTTGAGCAAGACTGTGATATTGGCATGTTCCTGCATGATGAAGATTACGAAGGAAACCGCGGAGAGCATTCATTGACCGAAGTTTTTATTGCCAAGCAGCGCAACGGGCCAATCGGTGAAACATTTCTACAGCCGCAATTGCACCTTAACAGATTCGCAGACACAAACAGACTTCCCGCGGCAAAGCCTGAGCAGGAAGAAAAGAAATTTGCAAAAAAGAGGTATGACCAATGAGCTTTATTCCAGTAACAAACAACGAAATACCAGAGCATCCGATGCAGTTAGTTCGGGTGATTCTGGCAAATTACCGCCAGCATACGATACTTGCTCGCTTTGCCAAAAACATGACTTCACCTGTCACCGCATACAAAAAGGTGATTCGTGGATAAGTACAAACAAATAATCAGCAGCCGAGACAACTTAGTTCAGGCGTTTAGATATGCTGAGTCGTTTGGTTATGAGCGGCCTTATGTTGTTGAGATTAAGCCCCTGACAAGGACTATTAAGCAAAACGACTTAATGTGGGCGTTGCTGACCGAAATAAGCGAGCAGGTCATTTGGCATGGACAGAAGTTAAGCAAAGAGGGCTGGAAAGATGTTTTAACTGCCGCGCTAAAAAGCCAGTCAGTAGTTCCAGGTATTAACGGCGGCTTTGTAGTGCTAGGCCAATCAACCAGCAAAATGACGGTTGCAGAGATGATTGATGTTATCGAATTGAGCTACGCATTTGGAGCGCAGAATGGAGTGAAATTTAAAGATGAACAAATGCAAACAATGCCGAAAGCCAGCAAGTAATAGATTCGGTCTGCACACGTTTTGCGATACTGAGTGCGCTTATCAGTTTGCGATTGCGGCAAAGGAAAAAGAATCAGCTAAAAAGCAAAAGGAGTTTAACGCAGAGACTCGGCTGAGGAAGGTTGCGCTAAAGAGTCGCAGCGATTGGCTGAAGGATTTACAGGTTGTGTTTAATCGGTTTATCCGGCTGCGCGATTCTGGCAAGCCATGCGTTAGTTGTGGGCGTCCTGATGGTGATGACCACCAGAGGCATGCAAGCCATTACAAAAGCCGTGGCGCGCATCCTGAGCTTGCGTTTAACGTGCTTAATTGTCATGCAAGCTGTGCCACCTGTAACAACTTTTTGTCAGGTAACTTGGTGCCATACCGCATTGAGCTAATAAACAGAATCGGGCTTGATAAGGTCGAATGGCTAGAGGGAAAGCACGAGCCGCTAAAGCTGACGATTGAGGAAATCAAGGTTTTGATTGCCGAATATAAATCGAAAATAAAACAGCTTGAGAGCTTGCGTCAATAATCAAATATGCTATATTCAATTACACAGCACGACGCTGTGACTAGGAGGAAAAATGAAACCAATCGCAGAACTAATAAAACAATACGGCACGCAAAAAAAGCTTGCTGATGCTATGGGCGTGAATCAAGGCCAGGTCTCAAGCTGGCTTCGATATGGGGCGCTGGTGGCTGACGATGGCGCTGTTTGGGTTAAGCGGCGCGATGGCGTTGATGGGTTGGGGTTGTTTGGGGAACGTCAAGCATGACAGGATTAACCTACCAACTAAAACAAAAAGTTCGCAACGGCTTTGTGAAGCTAAGCGACTTGCGACCGAATAGCAGGGACATAGCTAAGCGGATGCTGGCTAATGGGGAGTTGTATATTTGCCCGAAAGGGTTTTTGAAACTCAATGAGGCTTGATATGGAATGGATTAGCGTAAAAGATATATTGCCAAAGACGAATCAAAGTGTGTTAGCTGTTAGGCTTGACACGGTGGTTAATATGTATTTGCATTCTAACGGCAAGTGGAAAACGGATGGTTACTGCATAAAGGCGCATGATGGATTTGATGACGTCACCCACTGGATGCCATTACCACCAGCACCAGAGATTGAGCAATGAGTAATTTAAACAAGTTTTTTGAGAAATCCATAGCGGATTTGGTCACTCACGGAGCCGCACTAAGTTCAACATCCGGTGGCCACGTATCTTACGATAACTGGAAACAAACTGACAAAAACGCAGACGAACAAGCAGAGCAAGAAGCAAGAGTTGCCTCACTAGCCGAGCAAATACGCCTCCAGATGATTATGAGCGACTTTATCGACGAAATAGAGATAAGCGCCAGCTTCAACACAGAATGCTGTCAGGCCATTTCTAGAGCGTTTTTAGAAGGGGTTAATCCTGCAATACTACTGCACAACTATGCGCAAGATTGGTTGGATTCCGAAAGTGTTCGGCTGGCTAGGGAGAGATTGAAGTGAAGGTTCTAGGGCTTTTTTCTGGTATAGGCGGCTTTGAGCTTGGTCTTCAGCGTTCAGGCATGAAAATCGAAGCCTATTGCGAGATTGAAAATCACTGCCTAAAGGTTTTGCGTAAAAACTTCCCAGAAGCGGATGAGTTCCTAGATATTCGAGGGGCATCATTCGGGAGTTATGACGTAGTTTGCGGCGGGTTTCCTTGTCAAGATATAAGCATCGCAGGTAAAAACGCAGGCTTACTTGGCGGAGATAAATCGTCGTTGTGGAAAGATTTTATAAGGGTGATAAGTGATGTCAAACCAAAATACGCAATCATTGAAAACGTCAGCGCATTGCTTGGCAGAGGACTTGAAATTGTTATACAAAACCTTGCCGAAATCGGGTACGACTCGACTTATACGGTGTACGACTCAAAATACTTTGGAGTTCCACAGCGTAGGCGCAGAGTTTACATCGTGGCAGTCCGTGACGGAATCCCCGAAGGAGCCGATTTGCTCAACTTTGCAGAGCGTGATAGATCCTGCCCTGCACACCGACAAAAAGTTACATCTGTCGAAAATGGCTTTGCTTGGGATTTTACGAAGGGAGAAGGAGAGTGGGATCCCTTTGCCTTTTTTACTCGCCAGCGCAGCGACCAATTTAGCGCGTCAGGACTAAGCTCAACTTTGGCAAAGAGAGATTATAAAAGCTACACAGATGTATTGGTTGTTAATGGCTTAGTTAGGAGAGTGTCCCCATCAGAGCGGCTTTTGCTGCAAGGCTTCCCGCGCGACTGGTGGGAAGGTTGCGGGTTGACGGAAAGCCAAAAGTACACATGCAACGGAATGACCGTTCCGGTTGTTGAGCATATTGGCAGACTGATATTGGAGTTCGATAAAAATGTTTGATTTTGAAAAAGTGACTGATTTTGAATCGCATATACAACTATCCATACCTAACTATTCTGGGCTTTGTGATGTTTTTAGGGCGCTTGTATCTGAAGACACTCACAGCGGCGGCGTTGTTTTGGATATAGGCTGTAGCACTGGATTTTTTCTTAATAGCATAAGTAAGGAGAGGAATGTTAGGTATGTTGGTTGTGACGTTGTTGACATTAGAAGGGCGGACTCATTTGAGTTCGTTCAGTGCGATGCAGGATCTTTTCTTAAATCAAACCCATCTGCCGACGTTGTGGTTTCAATGTTTACGCTTCAATTTTTAGGAAGGCACAAGCGTTCCATTGTCCTAAAAGAGATAAAGAGGTTGGTAGATGGTGGGGCCGCGTTCCTAGTTGCTGAAAAAGTATTTATGCCAAGCAAGGTTGAAAGCGTTTTAAAAAAAGAGCATGTTCAACAGAAAAGAAAGCATTTTACGGACTCGGAAATACTGGATAAAGAGCGAGAGCTATTCGGCTCAATGCACTGTGTAACTTTGGGGGATTTTAGGCGAGAATTAAAAAAAGTTGGCGCTTGCGTCCCTGTGTGGCAGTCATACAACTTTATCGCCTACCACGTATCAAAAAGATAGAATCAGTTCGCATATTGAGGAGAGAAAATGACAAAACAAACCGCAGTATTAAACCTATGCTTAGCCAGACACATTGCCAGGATAGAAAATCGCAGCGAAGCAATTGCAATTACTCGGGCAGCAAGACGCATTCGTGACGAAACGAAAGACCGCGACTTGTATCAGCTTGTGAAGATGTACGCCGGAGATATTCCGCCAGCTACGGTTGGCGGTAAGCGGCTAACGGGTGATGAGCTGAAGGTGATGAGCGTGGCTAAGTTGGAGAGTGGGATGCGTACTTATGGTGTACTTTGAAAATAATTGATAAAATAGTTTGACAGTATCGGCGAGTTGGTGTATATTTATCTCATCGAAACGCAATAACGCGAATCACAACGGAGATGGAAAATGAAAACATTGGCAGAAAAGAAATTGCAAAAAGATTTGGCTTGTCTTCAGGAGGCGTTTTACTGGTCGCCATGCTCAAGAAACTGCGAAGGCGTTTCAGTAGATTTTATTAAAAAGTCAGTTATTCCGTCATTCAGAAATATGGTTGAACGAGCCGAATCTATATTGAAAGATGCTGAGTCCTCAAAGACAAGGCATCTGGCATCTGACTTTATTAATCAGGTCACGCTGTCTTTAAATAAAGCAAATTTGGCGGCTCAGCAATGAGCCGAGTTAGTCGAATAACAAGGACAGAATGCGAGCCATTCATAATCGGCATTCACTACGCTAAGCGGTGACCATCAATCAGTTATGCTTTCGGCTTGTTTGATGGTGACGAGCTTATTGGGGTTTGTACTTACGGAACCCCGCCAAGCGCACCACTTAGACGCGGCATAGCTGGAGATGACAACATTGGCATTGTGTTAGAGCTAAACAGGCTTTGCTTGAAGTACAACCGAAAGAATGAAGCCTCAAAACTTGTTGGAGCATCGTTAAAAATGCTTCCAAAACCGTCAATTGTGATTAGTTTTGCTGACACCGAGCAGAAACACAAAGGTATAGTATATCAGGCTTGCAACTTCACTTATCACGGGCCGAGTGCAAAGCGCACAGATTGGAAAGTTAAAGGGCTTGAACATCTTCATGGGCAAACCATAGCCGACCAGTTTAGAGGCGTAAAAAATAGAGCTGCCGCAATCCGCGAAAAATACGGAGATGATTTCTACTTACAAGACAGACCAAGAAAGCATCGGTATATTTTTATAAACGGAAGCAAGACCGACAAGAAGCGGCTTTTTGCAGCTATAAAGTATCAGCAGGAGAGTTATCCGAAATGACAGCAAGCCAAACCGCCAAACAACTAGGCTGCAAGTCCTTAAAGCAAATCACCGACAAAACCGGAACGTCACTGCAAACGCTAACAAACTGGTTCCACCACAAGCCTGATTTGTTTTATGTGGTTTGTGTTGGAGTGGCGAGGATTAATGAATTGGAGAATTTATGAATATTACCTTTGAATTCGCAAAACAGGACGATTGTTTAGATAAGATGGTGCCGTCAGACCTTCGCAAACTTGTATCCGAGCGCGACTATTTCAAAAACGGCATGGCTGAGCTGCAAGATATTATTGACAAGATGCAGCCTGAGCGTGATGTGCTTGCCGCGCAGGTTCAGGTGTTGCGAATTGCCGCACTAAATGCTATTCAGGCTATGAGCGGCGGCGATGCTAAAGCTGATTTACGCGATGCTTATGATGCAACACCAGCAGCCTGCCTAGCACAAGTAAAGGCTGATGCAGTACAAGAGTTTGTCATGTTTCTGCCACCGTACAGTTACAGCATTAATGATTTACTGTCTGCTGAAGCTAAAAAATACGCCGAACGCATCCGTCAGGGGGTGGTGTGATGGATGAAACTATGTTCAATATAGCTTTAGCCATGGGTTTCTTTACGCTATATCTAACGCTTGTTTGCGTTTTCATATCGCTGTGTATTTTAACCAAAGTGGCAAGGAATTACTATTTAAACGCCAAGTGTGAAGCCCAACTTTTTGTTGAATTTTTACAATGGAAATCCAACAAACAACAAGGCGGCACAGAATGAAAATAAGAATAAAACTAGCAAACACCGAGAGGGCGCGGAAGTGCCACTACTGCAAAGGTGTTGGCGAATGGTGGCGGGTTAGCGATTATATCGATGAGCTTAGACAAGCAGCAATCTGGAGTAAAGAATGACCAACACAGAAAAGCATGAAGACTACATCAACACAACTGGTAGCTGGTACTGCTACGATAAGCAGCAGTCTTTACGATTCCCGCCGATTGGTTCGTTGTGTGAATACAGCTTATCAGGCGAGTGGATTGAGGTGCTGATTGTTGGTCTTGATAGAAATGGCCGCGTTGTTTACGAGACAAGCGAAAGTGTCGGCGTGTCGCATGATGACTGCCAAAGCTTTAGACCGCTAGATAGTGAGCGCAAACAGAAAGCCGAAGAAAAGCTTCAGGCAAAGAGGAAAGCTTTCACCGATGCCGCAGTTGTTGCAGCGCCAAAAGTTGAAGGTGTTGAAACTGTAGCGGTGGCTCTGTTTGATGCGGGATTTAAGGCGCCAGGTGATTTATGAAGCAAAGCGGAGTGCAATACAAATGATGCTACTACTGAAAGACCTACTTAGCTATCCACTGGCTGCGCTTTCATTTCTACTCAGAGCAATCGGTACGCTAGCATTCTTCGGCGTCATTATCACTCTGACGGTATCTTTTCCACTTCAAGTTATCGCTTTTGTTGTGGTGTTCTTTCTTCTTTTCGGTAGGCGCTAATTGCGCCTTTTTTCATTCATAAACATGCGCTATACTTGGTGCAATTAAGTTAAAAATGGCAGTTAACAATATAACATGACATTTACATCTGATAGACAACCAGACCCAGAAGACCGCGCACGCAGGGGTTTAGGCGCAAAAACATTAATGCTTGACGCAATCGAATCAGAGTGCGGCAGTAAGGCTGAATTCTTTAAG